GGATTTGTTGGTTCACAAGGATCAATAGGTGAACAAGGAAATACCGGTTACACAGGATCAATAGGTGCTGCAGGAGACAAATATTATACAACATCTCAAACTAGTTTAAATTTATCAACATATTCTCTTAATGATATAATATCTTTAACAACAGTTGGATTGGGATTAAGTTATTCTACTCAACAAACAATTATTATTGCTGAAACTCCTTCAATAGGAAATCCAACGCCAACAAATCTCATACACGCTCAAATTATATCTTATAATCCTGCTTCAGGAAATTTAACGGCAACAGTTGATGATATTGCTGAAGCTGAAAATAATATTTTAAACACTTGGACTATAAATTTAGATGGTGCAGTCGGTGCTATAGGTTACACAGGTTCACAAGGTGTAGGTTATACAGGTTCAAAAGGTTACACAGGATCTCAAGGCGAAACAGGTTACGTAGGTTCACAAGGTGTTCAAGGAGATTTTGGATACACAGGTTCATTAGGTTATACAGGTTCACAAGGATATTCAGGAAGTTTAGGTTATACAGGTTCACAAGGATATTCAGGAAGTTTAGGTTACACAGGCTCACAAGGTGTTATAGGTTTTACAGGTTCTTTAGGTTATACGGGCTCACAAGGATATTCAGGAAGTTTAGGTTACACTGGTTCTATAGGTATTGGTTATGCAGGTTCAAAAGGTGATCAAGGTAATGTAGGTAATGTTGGTTATACAGGTTCAAAAGGACAAGCAGGAGGATATACAGGTTCTCAAGGAGCTGCAGGTGATTTATTTGTTACCTTTTCTAATAGTACATTTACAATAGGAAATTCAGGTTCACAAACTATTATTGTAGGAACAGGTTTAAGTTACACTACAGGACAAAACATAGTACTTTCTTATGATCAGTATAATAATCAATATGCTACAGTAACTTCATATAATGGTGATTTTGGATTTTTTATATTTGAAAGAACAGGATCTATGGGTTCAGGATCGTATGCTTCTTGGACAATTAACATAACAGGTCCTAGTGGTAATTCAGGTTATACAGGAAGTTTAGGTTATACAGGTTCACAAGGTGTAGGTTATACAGGTTCAAGAGGTAATACAGGATTTACAGGAAGTTTAGGTTATACAGGATCTGCCGGCGCAGGTTATACAGGATCATCTGGTACTTTAGGTTATACAGGATCTTCAGGTTCTGGATTTACAGGTTCAACAGGATATACAGGTTCAGCTTCAACAGTTATAGGTTATACAGGATCATCAGGACTTGGTTATACAGGATCATCAGGAGATCAAGGAGCTAGAGGTGCAGCAGGTTATACAGGAAGTTTAGGATATACTGGTTCACAAGGTGTACAAGGAAATTTAGGTTATACAGGATCAGCTTCAACTGTAATTGGTTATACAGGAAGTTTAGGTTATACAGGTTCTTATGGTTACACAGGATCAATAGGTTATACAGGATCAGCTTCAACAGTTATCGGTTATACAGGAAGTTTAGGTTATACAGGTTCTATAGGTATTGGTTATTCAGGTTCAAGAGGTGAAACAGGATTTGTTGGTTCACAAGGTCCTGCAGGAGGTTATACAGGTTCACAAGGAGAAACAGGTTACACAGGTTCAGGTGGAACAGCAAGTGGATTACAATCAAGAACAACAGCAAGTGTTACTACAAGTAGTTTAATTAATAATGCGGTTGTTACTGCTAATATAACTGGTTCTAAATCTTATATGTTATTAAAAGTTACAACAAATGTTGCTTCTTGGATTAGAATTTATGCTGATGATTCATCAAGAACGGCAGATGTAAGTAGAAGTCAATATATAGATCCAACACCAGGTTCAGGAGTGCTTGCAGAAGTTATAACTTCAGGAAGTCAAACAGTAATATTAACACCTGCTGTATTGGGTTATAATAATGAAAGTCCTGTAACAACAAGTGTGCCTATCAGAATAACAAATTTAAGTGGTGGTACAACTGCAGTTACCGTAACATTGACATACATACAATTAGAGTCGTAAGATGACTACTATTACAAACGCAGATATTAATCAAACATTATTAATTACTTTATATCTTAAAAGAGATTTGCATGAAAACGGGCAATCTTTGTCAGAATATGTTAAAGGTATACAATCAAAAGAAAATTCTATTTTAACACATGAACAATTTTCTTATCAATTTGGTACAATAGAAGAAGAAATGAAATTGGTAACAGATTATGTTATTTCAAAAGGTTTAACTATAGAAGATGATAGTAGATTAAAATCATCCGTTAAAGTATCAGGAACAATAGGTATGTTTAATGACATATTTTCAATAACACTACAAACTGAAGTTGATGGTGATAGAACTTATACAACACACGAAGGAAATATTACTATTCCTACAGAAATATCTTCTGTAGTAGAAAGAGTATTAGGTTTAGATAATAAAATAATAGTAGCAAGACCATCAGCAATAAGATTTGTTCAGGAAGAATATGTACCACCTGAAAATGTTCCTCCAGGAGTTTATATTGGTGCAGTTACTCCTGTTGAAGTTGCAAAAGCTTATAATTTGCCAGCTGGCGATGGTTACGGTGGTTGTATTGGAATTTATGAATTAACTTATTCAGGTTATCAAACAGGTTGGAATCAATCAGATGTTAATAATTCTTTTAGTAGAATAGGAATAACTCCACCAACAATAGTAACTATTAACGTTTCAGGAGCCGTAACATTAACCACAAGTGATGCTGAAAGTATTTTAGATATTTATTGTGCTGGTGCAGTTGCGCCTAGAGCAAAGATTGCTTATTATAATGCTCCTAATTCTTTTCAAGGAGTTATAGATAATTTTTTAACAGTAGCAGCAGATACTACAAATAGTCCTAGTGTTATTAGTTGTAGTTGGGCATTTGGAGATTATAATCCATTATATTGGTTTACTGATGCTATGGCAGCTTGTGTTGCTGTTGGTGTTACTATATTAGTGGCTTCAGGAGATGCAGGTGCTCAAAATTTTAATATGTATTCTCCTTATGGAATAACTACTGATCTTAATGCTTGTATTTGTGGAGGAACTACTATCTATTTAAGTAATGATAAACAATCATATTCACAAGAAATAGGATGGAGTGGTTCAGGTGGAGGTATTAGTAACGTTAATACTTTACCATCTTATCAAACAGGACTTACATACATAACAAAAACTTCTCTTGGTGTGCTTGGAACTCCAACATTATTACCTAGGAGAGGTGTTCCTGACATAAGTGCTCCTTCGGATCCAAGTACAGGTTTTCAATTTTACGTAAATGGCTTTCTTTCTCAATATGGAGGAACAAGTGCAGCTGCACCTTGGATAGCAGGTATGATAGTAAGATTTAATGTACTTACAAGTAGAAGAATGGGCCATGTAAATCAATTTTTTTATGCCAATCCTTCAACATACAGAGATACTCCTTTAGGAGATAACGTTAGAGGTTATGCTAATGGTTATAGTACTGTAGCTGAATATTGGGATGCCGTTACTGGTTTAGGAAGTCCTTACGGACCTGGAATTTACACATTATTAAAGAAAGAAATGAAAGTTGCATATCCTAAAGTAAATTATGGGTTTAGAAGTGCAAATAAACAAAGATATCCAAGATATACAACTAGTGTATCAGGAAGAACCAATAATTCATAATAACTATAGGAATATTGTATAAATATTACCACTTATGCCAAATTACGATGCCTCTTTAACTAATAATAGCAAACGTGCTAACATAAATTATAAAGATTTGGATTTAGATTTTGGTCGTAATGTGGTAACTAATGATGTTAATAAATTAACAAATATAGAAGCTGTTAAAAGAAGTGTTAGAAATTTAATTAATACTTCTCATTTTGAAAGACCTTTTCATCCTGAAATAGGTTCTGATGTTAGAGCTTTGTTATTTGAAAATATGACACCGTTAACCTCTTTGAATTTGCAAAGAAAAGTACAAGAAGTATTGATTAATTTTGAACCAAGAATTAGACTAGTACAAATCTATGCAACACCTGATTACGATGGTAATTCATATCAGTTATCAGTTTATTTTTATGTTATTGGTACAACGGAATTAATAACTGTACAAACGTTTTTAGAAAGACTAAGATAATATGGCAAGTAATAAATTAGAAGTATCAGATTTTGATTTTGATAACATAAAGGCCAATTTAAAAACATTCTTACAAAGTCAAGCAGAATTTTCCGATTACAATTTTGAAGGTTCAGGTTTTGCTGTTCTTTTAGATGTCTTAGCTTATAATACACACTATCTTGGTTTCAATGCTAACATGTTAGCAAACGAAATGTACTTAGACAGTGCTGATATACGAAAAAATATTGTATCGTTAGCTAAAATGTTAGGATATACTCCAGCATCCGTAACAGCGCCTGTAGCAAATATTGATGTTCAAATAAATGACGCAGCAGGTCCTACTTTAACTATGTTTAAAGGAACATCATTTGCAACTTCTATAAATGGAACAACTTATCAATACATTACAAATGAAGATTATACAATTTCTCCTTCAAGTGGTCTTTATAAATTTGAAGATGTAAAAATTTACGAAGGAACTTTAGTAACTTACAAATACACTGTTGATTCAACAGATACAGATCAAAAATTTATAATTCCTAGTAATACTGCTGATATATCAACTTTAAAAGTAACGGTTCAAAACAGTGCAACTGATCTTACACAAACAATATTTAATAAATTTGATGTTACGGTTCAAACCAGAGACTTTAGTGTTGTACCAATTTATTTTAAACAAGAAATAGAAGATGGTAAATTTCAAGTTTATTTTGGAGATAATATAATAGGTAAAAAATTAGATGATGGTAATATTATTATACTTCAATATATTGTAACTAATAGAGATCAATCAAATGGTGCTTCTTCTTTTTCTTTATCAAATACAGTTAATGGGTATTCAGATGTTTTAATAACTACTAATTCAGTTTCACAAGGAGGTGGTGCTGCTGAATCTAAAGAATCTATTAGATATAATGCTCCATTATTTTATGCTGCTCAAAATCGTGCAGTTACTACAACAGATTATGAAGCGTTAGTTAGAGACATATATCCAAATTCTTTATCAATAAGTGCTTGGGGTGGAGAAAATGATGAAACTCCAACTTATGGTGCTGTTAAAATAGCAATTAAAGCTGCATCAGGTTCCGTTTTAACAAATTATACAAAACAATATATTATTTCTCAATTAAAACAATATAACGTTGCTGCTGTAAGACCTATTATTGTTGATCCTGAAACTACTTATATACTTTTAACAAGCAATATCAAATATGATTCAAGATTAACTTCCAGTTCGCCTGATACTTTAAAAACAAAAATTACAAACAATTTATCAAGTTATAATAATACAACATTACAAAGATTTGATGGTATTTTTAGATATTCTAAAGTTGTAGGTTTAGTTGACAATACCGACACGAGTATTATATCTAATATAACTACAATTAAAATTAAAAAAGAACTTACGCCTGTATTAAATTCATCTCAAAAATATAATATGTATTTTAGAAATGCTTTATATAATCCAGTTATAGGTTATAATACTTCTAATGGAGGTATTTTACAATCATCAGGATTTAAAATAAACGGGGATACCACAAATATTTATTACTTAGATGATGATGGTTCAGGCATTATTAGAAGATATAGATTAACAGGTTCTAACAGAGTTTATTCTACTTCAAATCAAGGTGAAATAAATTACGCAACGGGCCAAATAACATTAAACACTTTAAATATTACTTCTATTGAAAATATTAGAGGTAATGTTTCTACTTTCATAGAGATAACTGTAATGCCTAAATCAAATGATATAGTTCCTGTTAGAGATCAAACACTAGAAATGGATTTAACAAATTCTTCAATCACTGTAGAAGTAGATTCTTTTGTTACTGGTTCTTCTGATGCTGGAATAGGTTATACAACTATATCAAGTAGATAAAAATGTCTAAATTTAATAATAAGATAACGAATTTAATAAATTCACAAGTACCTCAATTTGTATTACAAGATCATCCTAATTTTGTAGAATTTTTAAAAGTTTATTATAAATTTATGGAATCGGCCGAACTATCTGTTACGGCTATTGAATCTACTGATGGTATTATTTTAGAAGCTGATACAAATATTGAAGATAGATTAATATTAAATGCTTCTAAAATTGGTTCTAGTATAACACCAATAGATGAGGGAGATAAAGTACTTTTAGAGAGTTCATCTTACGGAAAATTTACAAATGGTGAAATTATTATTGGTCAAAGTTCAAATGCAACATCAACAATACTAACTGAAGATTTAGATAATAGTCGCTTATTTATATCCGCACAAGATAAATTTATAATAGACGAAACTATTGTAGGTCAAACTTCAGGTGCAATAGGTACTGTAAATAATTACAAACCTAATCCTGTAGAAACTATACAGGACTTATTGAACTTTAGAGATCCTGATAAAGTTATATCAAATTTTTTAAATCATTTTAAGAATGAATTTTTAAATACTTTGCCAGACAATTTAGATTCCAACCTTAATATTAGAAATTTAATTAAGAATGTAAAATACTTATATGGTTTAAAAGGAACTTCTGAGGGTAATAATTTATTCTTTAAACTTTTATTTAATGAAAACGCTACTACAACATATCCAAGAGAACAAATAATAAGAGCTTCTGATGGCAAATGGAATACAAGTACGATATTAAGAGCTGTTATAGTACAAGGTGAAACAAGTAAACTAATTGGAAGAAAAATAACAGGAAAAACATCTAGTTCTACAGCAATTGTAGAAATGGTATCTACATTTCAAATAGGTTCTGATACGATAGCGGAATTTATATTAAATAAAGAAACTATAGATGGTGATTTTCAAATTGATGAAGAAATAACAGGAACAGAAACAGATGAAGATTCTTATTATATAAAATTAATAGTTACAGGTATACCTAATAATCCTACAGTAACAAATGGAGGTAGTTTATATATTTCTGAAAATCCAGTTACAATTTTTGGTGGAGGAGAGGGAGCCTTAATTCAAACTGAAGCTATAGGTAATGGAAAAATTACAAATCTTTTTATTGATAATCCTGGACAAGGTTATGCTATAGGTGATGATTTGGTTTTTAATAATGTTAATACAAATGGTGGGGCTGTAGTAGCAAAAGTTTCTATAGTAAATGGAGGTTTAGTAGATGAAACTTTAGGAGAAGATCGTATAGTTTTAGAAGATGCTACACAAGAAGGAGATTCTTATTCAGGAAATGTTTTAGTACAAGAAGCTGGAACAGGTATTAGAGATATTACAGATATTAGATTTATAAATCATGGATCAAACTATACATCATTACCTACGGTTACAATTAATACCGTATTAGGTATGAACGCTGTTATAAAAAGTTATGGTGATAATATAGGAAGTGTTCGATCATTAAAGGTTATAGAACCAGGAAAAGGTTATGAAAATTCTCCATCTCCAACTTTATCTTTATCCACAAACGTTCTATTTTTAAATCGTGTAGGAAATTTTATTGTAGGAGAAACAATTACAGGTTTAGGTTCGGATGGTTCTTCTATAATATCGGCGACAGTTGTTAGTATTAATAACAATATCAATGTTTTAAAATTAAAAGATATAACAGGAACATTTGCAACTAATGTTGTTATCACAGGTCAAAGCACAGGTTCTTATGCTACCATTATTATTTTCAATCAAGCAACAGCTGTAACAGAAGTGGTATCTGTTTTAGATACAACAGGATCATTTTTAAATTCTGATGGTAAAGTTTCTGAAAATACAATGAGAATAGAAGATAACTTATTGTATCAAGATTTTTCTTATGTAATAAGTGTTGGACGTTCTATTAATGAATGGCGTAATAGTTTTAAAAAGACTATGCACCCAGCAGGATTTTATTTTCAAAACCAGGTATTATTATCAACCCGTATTTCTACAAAGGCACAAGCAATACAACAAAATTTATTAGATATTCTTAAAAATATATATTTCATTGGTACGTATTTCCGTAGAAAATTGGGAACACTTACTGATGGTACTACGTTAAGTGATAATCCTATTTTAGGACAATCACTTTCATTAAATAACCCTATTACATTGTTTGCAAGTGTTAAACGAGATACTACATTAAAAACTGAACTGACATATTCATTAGAATTGACGCCACAATTAAATATAAGAAATGAACATATAGATTCTAGAAGATTTGGATATGCAAATGCAGGTCCACGTATGAGAAACATAAGTCGTTTTGGTTTTACTACATTTAGTGGTAGTGGCCATGCACAATCGGGTACGGTAGGTAATAATCATACAACAACAACTTATATACAACCTATGACAATGGCTGATTGGGCTGATTTTAGAATTATAGGTACTAAGAATATCAATATAGATGGTGAATTAACACAAATACAAGATATCAATACTGATAATCTAAAAACATATATTGCTTTACCATCAGAAATTACTGTAACTCAACCATAACCTTATGAGTATCGTGTATAAATATAATTAGAATTTAAGGAAAACTATGCCAGCAATTATAACAAATAAATTTAGAATACATAATAGTGAACAGTTTTATGAGTCTTTTTCAGAAGCTTCATCAAACACTTATTATATAGGAATCGGAAGACCACAGTCTTACAAAACATCAACAAGACCTGATGGAAGAACAGAAAATGAAGGCACAGACCTTTCGCCACTTACGCCAATTGATTCAATTAAAGATGAATTTTACATCTATGATGATCTTTTAGCTGTTAAAAAAATAACAAGTTCAGACGTATCTTATGTTATTCCTAGAAGAAATTGGATATCAGGACAAATTTACGATTATTACAGACCTGATTATGGTAATAGAATTACAGGTACAGCAACAACGTTAACTGCTAACAGTGGTGCATCAAATTTATTTGATTCTACGTTTTACGTTTTAACATCATCATATAACGTTTACAAATGTTTAGATAATAACAATAATATTGCTTCTACAATTCAACCAACAGGAACTTCTACATCTATTTTAACAACTGCTGATGGTTATAAGTGGAAATTTATGTACACTTTAGATGCTTCTCAACAAGCAAATTTTCTATCTACAGATTTTATGGCTGTTTCAACAAACTCTACGGTTTCTTCAGCTGCTGTTGATGGTGCAATTCATGTAGTAAAAATTAAAACAGCAGGTACAAGTGGTACAAACGGAACTTATACAAATATTCCTATTAGAGGAGATAATACTAATGCTAGAGTTACAGTTGTAATAGGAGGCAATGCCGTTACTTCTGTTACAGTTACAAACGTAGGTTCAGGTTATACCTATGGATATATTACTATTGCTGATATAGTTTCTGCCGGTGGTTCAGGTTTAACAGGAACAGAATTAGATGTTATGATAGAACCTAAAGGCGGCCACGGTTTTAATGCTGTAACAGAATTAAGTGGATACTTTGTAATGATGAATACAAATCTTCAAGGTTCTGAATTAGCAAACAGTTCTGACTTTGTTACTGATAACGATTTTAGAAAAGTTGCTTTAATACGAGATCCTAAATCGAGTGGTGTAGCTGCAACAACAACTACATTAAGAGGAATCAAAGCACTTAGATTTGCAGTTTCTCCAACTCCAGGAACTTTCCAAGTTGATGAAAAAATAACTCAAGCAACAACAGGTGCAGTAGGGACAGTTGTAAGTTGGGATTCAACAAATAGAATTTTATATTACATACAACCAAGATTTACAAATGAAGGTGTTGATAGTAACGGAAACAAAATATCATTTTCAGGAACATATGGTATTACAGGAACTACATCAAGTGCTACTGGAACTCCTTCAAGTACAACTGAAACCGTTAACCAAGTTTCGTTTACCATTGGTTATTCTGATTCTGAAATAGACAAACATAGTGGTGATGTTTTATATATCGAAAACAGAGCCCCAATAACAAGAGCATCAGATCAAACTGAAAATATTAAATTAATAATTGAGTTTTAAGGAAAGATATGCCAAGTCCAACAGACTTTAACCTTACACCTTATTTTGATGATTATGATCCTACAAAAAAGTATCATAGGATTCTTTTCAGACCAGGATATGCAATACAAGCGAGAGAGTTAACACAGTCCCAATCAATACTACAAAATCAAGTAGAAAAATTATCAGATCACCTTTTTGAAAAAGGTGCAATGGTTATTCCAGGAGAAATTGGATTTGATTTAAATTATTCAGCAGTAAAACTTACTTCTAAATCTTTTAGTTTAATAACAAATTATGTTGGTTTGGTATTAACAGGTTCAACATCAGGAGTGGTTGCAACTTGTGTTAATGCTACTGCAACCAATGGAACTGATCTCGATACTTTATTTGTAAAATATAGTTCAACAGGAACAAATAATACTTCTGTTTCATTTTCAAATGGAGAAGCGCTTCAGGCTACGACAGCAAGCAATCCTACTATTTTAGCTACAGCAGTTGTTAATTCAACTGCAATAGGTTCGGCTGCTAGTATTGCTAATGGTTCTTATTATATTAATGGTTTTCATGTATCAGTGGTTGCTCAAACAATCATATTAGACAAATATACAAATTCACCTAGTTATAGAATTGGTTTAGAAATTACAGAATCTACAGTAACACCAAATGACGATCTTTCGTTAAATGATAATGCTCAAGGTTCCACAAACGTAAACGCACCAGGCTCTCATAGATTTAAAGTAAATTTAACTTTATCTAAAAGAGCATTAACATCAGTTGATGATGCAAACTTTGTTGAATTATTAAGATTAAAAAATGGTATTAGAGCAAATCAAGTTACTAGTACTGCTTACAGTGTTTTGGAATCTACTTTAGCAAGACGAACTTATGATCAAGCAGGCGATTATACTGTAAAAGATTTTGATATTGACGTTAGAGAACACTTATTAAGTGGAAATAATAGAGGTATATATTCAGCAATTGATGATGGAGATGCAACTAAATTAGCGTTAGGGTTAGCACCAGGAAAAGCATATGTAAAAGGATATGAAATTGAAAAAATTGGTACTAATTATGTTGAAATAGATAAAGCAAGAGATTACGATACAGAAAACAATTTTAGAACAAGATTTGATATTCAAAACTATGTCAACGTTACAAACGTTTATGGTTCACCAGATATTGGATATGTTTCTGGCGATACAGAAGCATTTAAAAACATTAATTTATTTGATACTGCAACAGTAGTTAGAGGAACTCAACAATCAACTAACGGCGCAATTATACCACAAATTGGTAGAGCTAAATCAAGAGGTTTCGAATTAAATAATGGCGTAGCAAATAATTTTATATTTTCTAGTTCTGGTTTAACATCAGCAGTTTATAAACAATATTTATTTGATATAGAACTGTTTACACATCTAAACGTAACTACATCACCTTCGTTTACAAATGGAGAAAAAATAACAGGTAATAATTCAGGAGCTTATGGTTACAAACAGTCTATCACTTCAACAAAATCAGCAACAATAACAGGTGTTAGTCAAGCAAATCCTGGTGTTGTAACAGCAGTTGCACACACATTTAAAGAAGGACAACAGATTACAATTTCAAGTGTTGTTGGTATGACACAATTAAATGGTAATGTTTATACTGTAAGAAACCCACAAGCAAATTCTTTTGAGTTATATGATATTGATGGTTTAACTAAAATTGATACATCTGGTTTTACTACTTATTCATCAGCTGGTACAGCAACTCATGGTGTTGTGGTACTTAATAACGTTATTGGAACATTTTCTGCTGGCGAAACAATTACAGGTGCCACATCTTCTGTAACAGCTGTTATTCAAAGAAATGCTGTAGGATTTAATGGTGTTCAATCGTTCAATTTTAATCAAGTTAAACAGATTGGTATGTCTGGATCACCAACATATACTGCTGATACATCTACTGATGAAATTTTTGGAGATAGTTATCAAGTATATGGACAAATATCAGTTGCAAATAGTGGAACAACAGTAACAGGATTTGGTACTTTATTTAATACAGAATTAACTGTAGGAGATTCTATTGTATTTACTACAGATGCTGGAACTTCAATTACAAGAATTATAGAATCTATACAATCAAATACAAGTTTACAACTTTCTGTTGTCGTGGGGGCTGGCGATGTATCTACTAAAACAACAGCTGTTAGACTTAGAAGTTCTTTACAAGGCGGAAATAAAAATACTTCTATATTTAAATTGCCTTATGATAGAATTAAAACACAAAAGACAGCTAAAAATTCAAATCAATCAGATACAAATTTCTATGTAAGAAGAAATTTTACAGCAAGTTTATCAAACGGTGCTGCTACAATAACAGCAGGAACAAACGAGATATTTCCTGGTGCTGCTGAAAAAGATTTTATTGTTTCTGTAATGACTACAAGTGGTTCTGCTGTTGCAGGTAACGTTTTAAGTATATCTGGTAATAATGGTAATGGTAGCCCAATATTTACATTAGGTGGTTCACCAACAGGAAAAACATTAACATTAGATTTTGGTAGTGCTTATGGTACTGCTAAAATTAAAATACTTGCCACAGTTTCAAGAGGAGTTGCAAATTCTAAAACAAAAACATTAAATGCTGGTTCAACAGTTTCTATTTCATCTCAATCAACTATTGAATCAAGTTTATTGAGTTTAGGTAAAGCAGACGTTTATCAGATTAATTCTGTTTATATGTCTCCTGATTTTACTACGCCTGCTACAACAAGTCATATAGATATTACAAATAGATTTACTTTAGATACAGGACAAAGAGATAATTTTTATGATATAGGAAGACTTAAATTAAATTCAGGGGCATTAACACCTACTGGTCGTTTATTAATTAATTTTGATTATTTTTCACACGGTGCAGGTGATTATTTTGACGTAGATTCTTATTCAATAGATTACACAAACATACCTTCTTATACTTCTGATACGTCAGGGGCTTCTTATGATCTTAGAGATTGTTTAGATTTTAGACCAAGAGTTGATGATGTTTCTACTATAAGAAGTGCAACGCAAGATAGACAGTATAGTGGAACAGGTGCTTCAGTAATTGATGTTGTAGAATTTAACTCGGATGTAACTTCTGATTTTGAATATTATTTACCTAGAGTAGATAAAATATTCTTAGATAACCTTGGTAATTTTAAAGTTGTAAAAGGCGCAAGTTCTTTATCACCACAATTACCTAAAAACTTAGATAATGCTATGCAATTAGCAACTATATTTTTAAATCCTTATACTTTAAATACTAATGATTTATCAATTCAAAAAGTGGATAATAAACGATATACAATGAGAGATATTGGTCGTTTAGAAACAAGAATTTCAAACGTAGAATATTACACTCAATTATCTTTATTAGAAACACAAACTCAAAATTTGCAAATACAAGATGCACAAGGATTTGAAAGATTTAAAAATGGATTTATTGTAGATAATATGACAGGTCATGGAGTTGGCGATCCTACAAATTTAGATTATAAAGTTGCTATGGACATGGCGAATGGTATAATGAGACCTATGTTTAATTCGGAGTGTGTTCAATTTATAGAAGCGGCAAATGATGGAAGTGCAATTACAAATTCTGTAAGATTAAATTCTAATTATCAAAAAACGGGAGCATTAATTACTTTACCTTATGCTGAAGTTGCCTCTATTGAGCAGTCTTATGCAAGTCATTATGAAAATGTAAATCCGTTTAGTGTATTTACGTGGGCAGGCTCTGTTACTTTAGATCCTCCTAGTGATGAGTGGAAAGAAACAAATAGAGTTCCTGATTTAATAGTTAATCAACAAGGTTCTTATGATACTCTTTTAAATGCTTTAGGTAATCCTAATTTAGAAAGTGTTGAAATTGATACTGTATGGAATGAATGGCAAGATACGTGGGCAGGAACTTCTGTGGAATCTACTACGGTTTCTGGTGGCAGAGATGGTGGTGGAGGAGGACGTAGAGCTATTGTACAAGATGTAATAACCACAACTGCACAACAAGTATCACAAACAAGAACAGGTATTAGAAGTGCATTAGTTCCTCAAATAGTACAAACGTCTTTAGGTGATAAAGTATTGAGTGTTGCTTTTGTTCCTTTTGTTAGAAGTAGAACAATTAATTTTACTGCAACAAGAATGAAACCAAATACTAAAGTTTACCCTTTCTTTGATAATGTTGCTATTATTTCCTATGTAACACCAACAGGAGGTTCATTAGGTGGCAATTTAATAACTGATGATAATGGTGCTCTTTCCGGTTCTTTTACTATTCCAGATCCTACAGTAAATTCAAATCCTAGATGGAGAACTGGTAAAAAAATATTCCGTTTAACAACAAATTCAACTAATGG